GGGAGTTGGATGTCGAAGTCATACTTGAATCCAAGGTAGACCTTACTTGCTTGTGCTGAGTAATCATCACCAATAAACTCAAAGTAAGGACCAGTCCCGTCACTACCACGAATAGGAGTCACAGTGAAGCCAGACTCACCAGTGTTGGTTGGGTCAGCAATGATCACAGCAGGGCTCAACCCAGTGATATCTTTATACCGTAGGTAGCAACGATTAACCTTCGTAGTAGCGTTGTAGGTGACGCTAGAAGGCGTTGCATACTGATCTAGGCATAGTTGCACCACCTGACCGCTATCGGCCCTCAGAATGGCATCGTCGGGGGTTTGAGTTAGGTTCGCTTTACAGAGGGTGTACTGACCTGACTGGTACGTGACGATGTACGTGTCATCACTATCGACAGTGAAGAACTGGACATTACCTTGCATCTTCCAGTTGAACCATGTCTGCATTGCAGTCTCGTCACCAACGGTGTAAGTCCTGAAGAAGTACACGTATTGAGAAGATGGACCATACATTGCAAAGAATGAGTTCTGAGGAGATGCAATGAGATCAGCTACAGAATCAGGAACCCATTCAGAAACCACTCGACCAATGTCCAACACATCAGGGTTTTCTTGCTGACCACGAGTAGCCATTGCGTAGATACGGGTATAACCTGGAGACTTGCTCAGGAATACCATGTTCGTACCAACGTCTACTGGTGGTATCAGCTCTTCATTTTCGTAGTTGGAGATGGTTCTGATGACTGAAGATTTAGGGGTTAGGATACCGTCATCTGAATACATCAAGAACTGCTGGCTCTTACTGAACAACACCAGACCCTGAGCAGCAGGTAGCACTGAGTGAAGAACAGCAGGTCTCAAGCTGGAGCAACTGATATCAATAGGATCGTTGTCAGCTTGGGTAAGTGCAGAGACGTGATAGAAGTTGTAAAACTCACCACTTTGACTCATTGACACATTGTCACCAGTCAAGAAGCCAAGGCGGTTGTTGTGGAAGAATACCTGTTGGATCTTTTTGCCAACAAAGCTTGGATGCTCGTTAGTTTCATCATCACCGACAAGACGCTCTTCCCAAGTAATGGGTCTGAACTCAAAGGTGTTTAGTGCAGTGTTCACCAGCTCATGCGGCATGGTGGAGGCAGTCAATCCCTTGGATACGTTCGGTGCTACGGTCTCCTGCCAGCTACCTTTACCAGAGACACCGTTCTCTGCAATGAACGTTGCGTAATATGAGTCCTCTTTGGCAACTGTATTGTTGATCTTGATGACTCGACCCTGAACGCTTTCAGCAGGAAGTTCAGAGAAGTTATTAGCTTCGTCTTGGAATGCTCTCAACTCTTCACCGCTGATACCACCACGAGCTTCAATGGTGAATGCAGACGACCCAGAGAGTTCAATACTCCCTTTGCATTTGGTCTTCGTAACACCAGCAGGAAGTGAGATGTTCGTAAAGATCTGGTCCAGAATGTCCGTTGCATTCAAGACCTTATTGGTAGTTGTGTTAGTATTAGCAGGGTCTTCTGTGTTTTTTGTGGTGAAGCTATAAGCTGCAGCAGAACCTACCTTGACGTAATACTCGGCACCGTACTCAGCGCTGTAAAGTCGGATGGTTGCCTTTGACTTCGCAGTGAAGCTTGGAGCAGCTTGAGTGGTGACTGTAACCTTATTATTGGTGACAATGGTGGTGTCTTGAACAGTCAGTACCTGAAGGCTGTCCTTTGCATTTGACGTGCCATAGGTCAGATAGCCAGTACCACTGTTGGTTACTGTGACCGTAGCTGTTGGATTGTTGACATTCCAGATCTTGATATTGGTTCCATAAATCACACCGATGTACTTCTCAGTATCATCTCGGTTGATGTAGAACCACTTACCATTCTGGAATTCATTCGTGGTAGACGAAAGGTTGCCTAACCACTTGGTGCCAGGCCGCTTCGACAACCCATAGGTAGGATCTGCGTAAGCATTGATTGCTTCTACAACCTGCCCCGGAAGCTTCTTGTCGTCTGGCTGCTTGGATACACCACCAAGGAAGTTAGGTATTAGTTGAGTTACACTTGCCATCAGCGATACAATGCCTTATAGGGTTCATAGCTGTTGTAGTAGTTGGCTCCACGAGGATGACCGAAGAAGGTGTAGTCTCCTTGGTTGCATTCATACTCAAGAGCCATTGCACGGGTATATGCTTCCTTCTGTTGGAGCATCTGGTATTGAGTGCTATCACCAACAATGCGTGAGGATGTGATGCTTGCAGCTCGTGCAACGATGTAGTCTTTGATGGGTGTCGGAAGATCAACCCAATCAAACAACCAAACCACATCACACAACACCTGCTCAGTGAAGGTGTACGAGTGAGCAGTACGGTCATACAGCTTCCCACTACGTCGTACAACATCCCGATCCCTGTAGCTAGGAGTCAGATCGAGTTGGAGTACGTTGTTGGGAATGAGAATCTGTTTGTTGTTGTCAGGAGTAAACGGGTACTCATACTCCCGGTTAAAGGTCCATCCTTCTGCCTGAACCTCCCGTGACACCTGTTGAAGGGTGTCGTACGCAATCGCAACGTCCGGGTTGGTTTGATCAAGGGTAGTTACAGGCGCCTGACCAACTGACGCCAGAATTTCATTAACAGCTTGAAGCTCAGTCTGAGCGTTAGTGGTAGGGAACGGCATAACAGAAATGTTGTATGCGATGGATAAAAAAGAGGGGAGACCGAAGCCTCCCCCAATAAGTCAGACGTTAGCGATGTTGCACTCAACGCCAGGATAAGCAGTACGCAGACCCTTGGTGGTCGAAGCCACAGCAGAGTCAGCGACAGCAGAGCCATAACCAAAACGAGTCTTGGCTACAGAAATACGAACGGCATCAGTGGTGCAAGCACCGTTGTTGCCAGCAGCTACAGAAGCAGCCATGATGTTTTACCTCAATCAGGGAGTAGGAGCGACGTAAGGCAGCTTGCCATCTACGTCATCAGTCTTCACCTTGTCGAGACGGATACCTTGACCTGAAGCCACAGTCCGACCAAACTCCACAGGAGTCAGCGGATTCTGAGTTTCAGAGCTGGCAATAGAGCCAATGGCATTTCCTTCAACAAGGATCACCGAAGTGCCAGGAACAATAGACATGTGTCTATCTCCTTATCAGGAACGAGCAGACTGCAGCTCGATAGCGCAGGCAGGGTTCAGGGTGCCGCAACCCATGGCAAGACGACCCACAATGATGTCACCTTGATACATGGTGCGAACGTCAGAACCAGTGGTCTGCACTTGAGGACCAATGGCCTCAACCACACCAGCAGCATCTTTGTGGTAGATCAGACCGCAGTGGGTGCTGAAGTTACCGGAGTAGTCGTTGTTCTCACCGTTCACAGCAGCAACAGTACCGGCCAGGAAGGGCAGGTTGTTGGAGCGCTTGATGGGGATACCAGCGATCTCATAGAGACCTTCGCCGGACTGCAGGCTACCGGAGTTGTTACCGAAGTCACGGTTCAGGATGTTGCTATCCACCTGGCTCACCAGTGCGTAGTACTGACGAGGGGACAGCACAGCCATACGACCCTGCTTGGGCAGGTTCTTTTCATCCATGATGGAAGCAGCTTCAAAGAAGGCATCCACCAGAGCTTGAGCGTCGTACTCTTTCTGCACACCCAGTTGGATGATGCTACCGCCGGGCTCAGGGCCAGGAGCAGCAGTGATCGGGTGAGCTTCACGAGCAGCCTTAGCGATCTGACGGAAGATCTTCTTGTCGTAAGCTTCAGCCAGAGCGTGGCCGATCTTAGCGGCGATCTCAGAACGCAGGCTGTAGTGGGCGAGAGTCTCATCAAGGTCATAGACGAACGCGCTGGAAACCAGCAGGTCGTCGCAGACGATGGTCTTCTCAGCCACCGGGGGATCGCCAGAACCCAGGATCGGAGTACCGGGTTCATGATACGAAGCCTCCATACGGCCCGTGAAAATGAACTGCATCGCCTTTCCATTTTTCAGGGTACGGCTTTGCACAGTGCCTTTGGCGATAGTGGCGCTTTCATACGCCTTGAACATTTCGCCAGAGAACAGCTTCAGATAAGTTGCATACTTGGTATCGTAAGCAGTACCAAGAGCAAGAGGAGTGGCCGACGTATTATTTACGCGACCAATAGAAGTTACGGTAGTGTTAGCCACAATAGTAAAGAGAGAAGTTTGTGTTCGTTCCCTCTAAGCGCTTAGAGAATCACATGAATAAACATGTGTTCATTAAAGTTGTTTCTTGATGTCTGTCTCTCCAGACCGTCATGACTAAAGGTTGTCTTCCGTAGAAGGCCAATAGTCAATAAGAGCAGGGTCCGACTCTGAGGTGCCCTGCTCCATTTAGTTATTTAGTTTTGGGTGTGTAAGCAACGCCGCGATACTTCAGCTTCTGCTCCTTTTCTTGAGCTTTCTGCTCCCGTACACGGGCATCCGTCTCGACTTGAGTCATTGTTCTGGATTGAAGTACCTGACCCCCGTTCCATGATCAGGCGGTATGCGTCCCAATGGGATGAACGTACGTTGCTTACTTCTTCGCAGTCTTTGCTGCTTTCTTAAATTGTGCCGCAGTCGGCGCACCATTCGATCCAGCCTTTCTCATCTTCTCACCAGAACCATTCTTGATGCGAAGACGCTTGGCGTGGATGTTGGCGTAGAGACCGGGTTTCATCAGCAGCCTTTCTTGCCACCGCCACCTTTACCGCCTTTACCTTTCATGATCAGGTCCAAGCAGCGCCACCGGCTTGAACCTTCACACCTTTCGGGCTGAGTTCAGTCAGTGTTTGGGCAGTCTCGCCATAAGCACTAATAAATGCTTGGCTGTTAGCAGTAGGAGTGACGTACTGCACAGTCACCGAAGACACCTTCGGATCAAAGGGATTTGCTTTAGCCATGTCAGTTAATTCGTTGAATGGTGACTTGACCAACACCCGCACTTCTTAATCCAATCACCTCAGCAGCAGCACGACTAAGGTCAATGTCCCGACCATGAACAAAAGGTCCACGATCATTGATACGGACATTAACGCACCGTTTGTTTGAGGTATTGCAGACCCGCACCTTAGTTCCAAATGGAAGGGTGCGGTGTGCTGCAGTCATGGAATGCATGTTGTAGATCTCACCAGAAGCGGTGCGATTACCGTGATACGGATAGCCATACCACGATGCAAGAGAAGCGAGAGTGAGTGTCAGAGTAAGCATGAGTTCATTGCAAAGGACTTTTATATTGCTTACTCTTCCAACATCATTTAGAAGTTGAGATCGGACATCTCAAGCTTTGCTGCTACATCTGCACGGTACGCAGGATCATTGTCGTATCGAGGATCACTCATGGCACGCACGAGTTCAGCTTGACTACGGAACCCTTGAACCTGAGACGGTGCTTTACCAGTCAGCATCTGGCCGTCATAACCTTGAGCTTCTTGGAACCTAAATGCAAGAGCATTGACGGCGAAGTAACATGCAAGAGGATCACCCCTTTCCATTACTGCGTCGTACATGTTGATCTCTTGCTCAGACAACGATTCCTGAGCCCATGCCATCATCTGACCATACTGCTGTTCACCACCAACAAGACCTTGAAGGTTGCTGACATCTTCAGCAGTAATGGTTTCAACAGCACCACCTTCCTCAACCTGTGAGCGATACTCCAGGTACATCTGAGCAAGGTCAGTAGGATCCATGTTCTGCAGAGCCTCAAGAGTCTCTGGTGAATACTCGTCCTGTGCTTCTTGCCACAGACGCTCAAGGAAGTCGACATCAACTTCTTCGTCTTGAACCTCTTCTTCTTGTGAAGGCTCTTCTTCAGCGGTGTCAGCTTCGCGATTGCCAAGCTTTCGTTGCAGCTCAATGTAGGCTTGTTCGAGATCCTCTGCATCTTTGAACTTACCAGCAAGCAGTTGTTGCTGTTGTTCTTCAAGAGCTTCACCCACTTGAAGTGAGTCAAGTTCTTCTGCAGAGAATTCACCGTCTTGAGCTTCAGTCGGATCGTACGTCAGTGTAGCCATTAGTTGTGATTACTTTGAGATTACCAAGACCAACTCGTTCAACACGATTGGGAACACCGATGGTCGGTTTGCCGATCTTGGTGCGTGGTGCGTATTTATTGCCGGACTCATCAAAGAGTTCACGATCCTCAGCCGATAGGGGCTGGGGCACCGGCTTGTTCTTCTGGCGCTGGGGCCGCGAGGGGATTGCCTTGTCCATTAATCATCTCCATTGCTTGTGGGTTTTTACTTGGATCCATCAGTGGCGTCTTAGCCAACTGACCAATCTGTTGAGTAAGCATCATGTCCTTCTGCATACTCATGTTCTCCATCTGTTCTTGCTTCATGTCAGCAACACTCTTGACGAGGTTCAACACGTCGATGCCTTGAGCAGCAGCCAGACGTTTGATTACTTCATCACTGTTGATGTACTTCGCAAGAGCTTCAGGCCCCATCGTTTGTGCAATGGTCTG